CTAAGTTCCAGGCTGCACTAATAGGGAAAGACACACTAGTCAGGTTTGCTGGCATAGAGCCACCAGCACCAGGGACAGCAGCGTTAGGTATAGGGGTACTGCCTGGTGAAGGGTCACCTGTAATAGTTATCTCCAGGGCTGTGGCTCCTCCTCCAGCGGTAGCGTTCACCTGGCCATTCATATGGACTGCCCCAGCAAAGGGCATAGTGAATGATGTCAGCAGTAGGTCCTGTGGGACATTAGCTACAACATTAGGGTTCACCCCTACCCATCGGCAGAGGGCTCCTGGAATGTCTACCCAGGCACTGCCTGTGTACCTCTGGAGCGTAGGCTTATCATCTGTGATGCTCAGCTGGTTCAGCACTGGGGCTGTCAGTTGGCTAGTCCTCTGAGCAGCGTTAGTGAACCTGGGAACTGTCTGGGACATCAGGTACTGGTTAGCATCAGCAGCCAGAGCCTCCTCCCCAGCTACAAAGACTTTGTAAGGCACAGTGTCCTCCTATAGCCACACATTGCCCTGTGTGAGCCTGTCATTAGGATGGGTGCCCCAGTGGAACACCCTGGCGAATAGGTCAGCCATGGTGAGGCTCACATCTGTCTCCCAGGCCTGCCAGCTAATGGTGTGGTCTATGCCCAGCACTCTGCCCACACCATCTATCAGAGGCTCACCTGGGGGCTGCCACTGGACTCTCAGCCTGTCCTGGATGAGCCTCAGGCCCAGGAGGGCAGGCCACATCTGTGGAGTGAAGGCAGGCCTAAGGGTCACAGTCTCTAGGTGTGGCCTGGGGTAGCCACTGACCTGGAGCAGGAATGTGGCCCAGGCTCCAGCCTGACCATCAGTCTGCATTCCCAGGTCTGTACGTTTGTAGCCATGGATGCCATAGGTAGCGATACTGGGCTCTGACCTGGCCACCTGAGTAGTGCCACCAGTGTTACTGGCATAGATGGCATTCCTCATCTCACCACTGGCCTTCACCTGAGCATCTACCACTGAGTCATAACCATCAGGGCAGCCCACTGTGAACACTGGGGCAGTGAGACTCTTCCAGGTGTCCCTGTTCCTGAACTGGAGGACACCCAGCCTGTCTATCCAAATGCTGCCCAGTTCATCATCTGTGCTCCTGCCCAGTAGCTCCCAGGCTGACACAGCCAGGGTAGTTGCCTGGAGTGTGATGGCTGAGGTGTCCAGATTCTTTGAACCTGTGTAGCCATAGTGGGTCAGGATTCTGTTTATACGCTGGGTGACAGTCTCTCCAGCACCCACTGCTGGCTGCTCACCCCAGTCCAGGTTCACTAGAGTCTTCACAGCATCACTGGCTACTACCTTTGCTTCCCTCTCTGTCTTATGTAGCTCCCAGTCCTCCTGCCAGGTGTCCACAGAGCCTGTGAAGATTCTCCAGGTAGTGACAGTGGTAGGAGTGTCCAGTAGCTCAGCCCAGACCCACAGAGGAGTGCCAGGAGCCAGCCTGGACCTGCCTGCATACTGCCATGGGCTGTCAGGGTTCAGAGGGTCATAAATCCTGTTTGGGTCAGCCAAATCCAGAGTGCAGGTAGAGGCTTCTGCTCTGGTCAGAGCCCCATCTGACCTGGAGCCTCCCAGGTGTGTCTCTAGCCTTCTCACATCACAGGACACATCTACCCAGAGCCTGCCAGCTGGTGGGGCAGGCCCTACAGAGCCTCCTCCCCACACATTGCCTGCATCCAGATTATCTGTAGCTGACTGACCCCACTTGAATGTGGAGCCTGAGGAGATGGCTAGCCAGACATAGAGTCTGATGTCTCCTCCCCAGGCAGGGCTGCTAGCTCCTCCTGGAGTGCCTGGCCAGCTAGTGGACACCTAATGGCCCTTCTCTGGCTGTGTACCTCTGGAGGGCTCCTACCAGGTCCCTCTGAAGCTTAGGGCTGTCTATGCCCAGGCCTGAGTGCTGGATGGTCACATTGATAACTGTGCTCCCAGACTGGGAGCCCATCCTGGCAGCCAGGCTAGTAGGGATGATGGCTCCACCTGTCCTGGGCACAAACAGTTCTGGCCCTCTCTCACCCACCATGTAGGGCTGTCCTCTGAGGACTGGCCCACCATCAGCCTTACCTCCAAATGCATCGCCTATCACACCTAGCCCTCTGGTGAAGTCCTGCCACCATCTCCCCAGGCCTGACAGTTCCTGCTTAGCAGGCCCAGTGTCTGCTGTGATGGTGGCCTTCCCTCCCTGGTTCACCTGGTTAATCTGGTCCTGTACCCCAGCGATAGGGCCAGCAGCTGGGGCTGTGTTTGCTGTGATGGCAGGGTTAGCACCCTGGCCCACTACATCCAGTTTGCCCTGAGTGGTATCAATGGCTGTGTTTGCCTGAGCGTTAGCCAGGTTCACCTGGGTATTAATGTTCTCAGGTGTGAGACCTAGCCTATCTATGTAGGCCTTAGCAGCTTCCTCTGTGTAGCCATTCTGCATCATCACCTTTACCAGGCCTGCCCTGTGCTGCTCTAGCTCAGCAGTGGCCTTCCCAATATCGTTAGTCTCCTGGAAGGTGGCATTAGCCAGGTCCATAGCAGACTTCACATTGCCCTGGATGGCAGCATTATTCTCATTAATGGCTGCTGTCTGGGCCAGGGTAGTTGCCTGGCTAGCATCAGTCAGCCCATTAGCTATGGCCCTGTTCTCATTCAGCTTCCCCAGGAGTGCCAGACTGTTCTCTGAGTACTGGGTCTCTGCCTGGGCTGCTGACAGGTGAACACCCACCAGGGCATCTAGAGACTGCTTATAGGCATCAGTCTTATCTTTGGCTGTGCTAGCAGCATCATTGTACTTCTCCTGAGCCTCTGACATATTCAGAGTGCCTGTAGTGGCAAACTGAGTCTTATCGTAGAGGGCCTGAATCTTCTCCACAGCACCAGGAGCTACAGGGTCAATACCCTTCTCTTTGGCTATCTGCCTCATGGTCTCAGCAGTGGCATCCATCTGGTCCAGGAGAGGCTTATTTGCCTCTGTGGCAGCCAGGCAGGCCTTACTAGTAGTGTCCAGCCCATGGGCTGCTAGGACACTGGTCTCTGCATATGTAGCCAGGGAGAGGTTAGCTGCATCCAGTTTGTTCTGATACTCAGTGTGCTCATCAGCCAGGGTGTTAACTGCCTGAGCATTATCCACCATTGAATCTTCCATATCATGGAAGGGAATGAGGATGTCTGCTACACCTCCAGCGATGCCAGAGAGGGTCCCTCTCTGGGCATTCAGCATCTCTGTAGCCTTACGGCCTTCTGTGTAAACCTTAGTCTGGGACTCTGCCATAGCGTCAAAGTCACCAGTAGGCACATCCTGCCTGACTGAATCAATGAACTTCTCTGCTGCCTCAGAGCTAGAGGTGAAGGCACTCACCATCCCATAGACAGCAGCACCCAGAGCCACAATAGCCAGCATGGGTCCAGAGGCTGTGAGGGCAGCATTCAGTGTGGTAGTAGCAGCTGTGGCTATGCCTTCACTGGCTGCCATGGCCAGGAACCCATCCACTGCTACAAACGCTGCTGCTGCTGTCTCAAACAGGAAAGTCTTCACCCCACTGGCCACCATCAGAGCCTGCTGAGCCACTACAGGCCCATAGGCTGCTGCCAGGGCTGCCAGGCCCACAGAGCCCAGGAATTTGATTAGCTCAGTGTGCTCTGAGACAAATCCTGAGACAGCTTCAAAGGCAGGACCCAGTGTGTTAGCCAGGACACCTGCCACAGCATCCACAGCAGGGATTAGTTTGGCTCCCAGTTCCTCCTGGAGGTTCCCAGCTGCCACCATCAGTTTGTCCAGAGGAGTGCCAGCTGCTTCTGCTGCTCCCTTAAATTCCTTAGATAGCTCAGCCAGCACTATCTTCTGGGCTCCCAGCAGGTCTCCAGACTCAGCCATAAGCTTTATCTGTGCCTTCTGGTCCTCAGTGAAACTGACACCTGCCTTTGACAGTGCAGTGATGCCCTTCAGAGGGTCATTCAGTGCCTTACCCAGCTGGACAGCAGCACCAGACATATCAGTACCCAGTGCTGTGGACATATCCAGGGCCAGGCCAGTTGCCTGGTCAAAGACATCATTGCCCTCTCCTACCTCATTCTTCACATTTGCGAAGGTGAGAAGAAGGTTTGCACCAGACTGGATAGCCTCATCATCGGCACCAGTCTTATCTGAGATGGCTCCTGCCAGTTCCTGGACCTGGGCAGCACTGGTCCAGGAGGCAGCACCAATAGTCTTAATGACTCTCTCAGTCTCTCTGCCTATCTTTGCTGACTCAGCAGCAGCATTGAAGGCACCCACACCCAGGGCCACCAGCCCAGCAGCCCCAGCAGCTGCTCCAGCTATCAGGGCCTTCCCCATGATGTCAGCAGACTTACCTACTGACTTAACACCATCACTGGTCTCAGCTAGTTCCTTCTTAGCCTTAGAAGCCTCAGTGACAATCTCAATTATCAGTTTGGCTGCCATCAGACTCTTCTCATCTCTGCTCTGCCTGAGTCCACCAGGAACTGCTCTGCTGTCTCTAGGGCTCTGGTGTCCTCATCTAGCCAGCAGCGCCAGTCTGTGCCAGTGATACAGGCAATACTGACTGCTCTGGAGCCAATACTGCCTGCTGGGTAGGGCCTGCTCCATTGCTGGAACCTGCCATCTCCTCATAGGAGTCCAGGACATCCACCCAGTCCTGGTAGGACATCTCACAGAGCCCATTACGCTGGAGTGCTGAGTGGATGAGGGCAGTGTTCACAGCCACTCTGTTGCCAGAGGACTCAGCAGGGAGCCTGTCCACTGCATTAATGATGTCCTGAACTGTGCTGGTGACAAACACAGCATCACCATCATCCCAGGACACCTTCCATCTCTGCCTGAGGCTAGCCACCTTTATGCTCCATTGATTCTGTTTAGGTCTGCCTGTAGTTCACTCTCATACGCTGCTGTCCAGACAGCCTGGCTGGCTTCAATGCCCTGAGTTAGGAAGGGCTGAGGGCTAATGTTCCTGGCCCTCCAGCCCCAGTGAATGGGAGCAGCGTAGGGAACTGTGAACTGCACTGCTCCCTCTAGGACAATCCCTGAGGCTCTAAGCTTCCCAGTCCTCACTGGGGTCCTCTCTTTGGCTGCTGCCAGCATGATATCTGGGACCTTCTTAGGTGGCAGTGGCCCTAGAGACTGGGCATAGGCATCCAGTTCCAGGGCCAGCTTCTCATCACCCTTAACCTCTGCTGGCACTGGAGTAGCTAGTGGTTACAGGCTGGTCAGGGTCCACATCATCATCCTGAGTCTGCTCCCCATCCTCCTGGGGCTCTGGCTCCTCCTCAGGAGCCTCCTGGCTAGCTCCACCAGCAGCCACCCAGACAACCTCAGGCATACCCTGGATGGGCCATTCAAAGTCAGTGGTGATTCTGGCATTCACATCTCCACCCACTTCCAGAGCCCTGACCTGGACAGTGCCGTAATACAGGTTCTCTGTCTCATTTGGCTGCCAGACAAAGGGCACATTCAGCAGGTTGTTAGTCCAGGAGTATTCAATGAATCCAGCAGGACTATCAAAGTCCTGGATACTGGTGCCCTGGAGTGCAAAGTCAGTAGTGGTGTCAGCTGTCAGCTTATCTCCACACAGGGTCTCTACTGGGTCTCCAGCATCATTGAAGGTTGGAACGATACGCACATTAGTGGCCTGGCAGGAGAATTCAGTTCCACCAGTGGGAGGGCCTGTAAGAGGGTCCACAGGGAGTGTGCCTCCCAGGGTCAGCTTCCCTACCTTCAGTTTGCTTTCTACAATGGCCATGAGCCTGCTCCTATAGGGCTTCAGTGAATGTCAGCAGATACGCTGGATAACTAGTCCCATTCAGGACATATGAGATGAGGGTTCCATCTGTCAGGTCCAGGACTCCAGCCACTGCTTCCACCAGTTCATCCAGTGTCTGCCAGCTGGTCCTGTCTGCTGTGAGGGCAGCAGGAGCCAGGGCCACCAGCTGCCAGCTGGCTGTGTAGCCACAGGCCACATCCCAGGCCAGGTTGGGTGGAGAGAAGAGGACCCCAGGAGGGCTCAGGACAGCTGGGTCAGTGGAGGCTCTGATGCCCTGAGCCTCTAGCTTCTGCACCAGTTCCTGAGCCCTCTGGAGAGGAGTCATGACAGGACCGGCTCCAGCCAGGGAGACAGGAGCTGGAGGACATCCCTGTCAGCCTTAGCGATAGTGGCCACTCCCAGGTCTGCCACTCCCACAATCCCATCAGGACTGTTACGCCTGGACAGGAGCCTGTTAGTCCAGAGCAGGGTGGCATAGAGAACATCTGTGGGACAGTCTGCTGTGGCCAGAGATGGTGCCCTGGCCACAATGGCTTCCATCACTGCCGACAGGGCCTGATCTATAGCGACATCATCTGATGTGTCTCTGATCCTGGCCCAGTCTTTGTATTCGTCAACAGTGGGCCAGTTAAGCCCTGTCGGCAGTGCCATCTCAGGAAGCCTTACTAGCTGCTGCTGTGCCTGTGTAGGTCCCACCATTAGTGGGCTCTGGGGTACCGCCACCATTACCAGTGGACAGAGGCAGGACTGGGACACCAGTAATCTTCACAAAGGCATCTGCGTTCAGGACCAGCCAGGCAATGTAGCCATAGAAGGCCATCTGAGTGCCCAGAACGGAAGGTTCGATTACTGAGACCTGCCCTCCAATAGTCTCATAGGTCTCCACATAGGTGGAATCTCCCAGGATGGCAGTGCCAGCAGGCAGGTGCTTATCTACCACCAGCCTCATGCCAGCCACTGACCCAGACATACTGGTGGGAGAGATGCTGCCCAGAGCATTACTGGGGTTCACAGTGGGGAACAGTTGCCTGCCAGTGGTGTCAGAGAGACTGCCGATAGCTCCCCACACATCTGGAGCCACCCACAGCGTGTCAGGCATTCCGTTAGTGGCAGCGAAGATGGTAGCGGTAGCAGCGTAGATGGCTCCCACCAGGCCCTCACCATCAGCTGTGGCCAGAGCCTGGGTAGCTGTGACAGCCCCAGCGAAATAGGTACAGAAGGCCTTATCAGTCTCCTGGAAGTAGGAGGCAGCCAGGTCACTGACCAGCAGGTCCATAATGGCTGGGTCAGTCCAGTCCCTGTCCTGCCAGCTGAGATTGATAGTTCCGCCAT